GTGTTCCTTCCGTATCAAAAAAACGGCCTCCTTTGGCTAAATTGCAGTTTTGGCACAATTGCCTCAAATTCCACAATTCATCACCTCCACCTAAACGCTTTGGAATCACATGATCTATGTGCATTGGGCCTTCACTCTGGGCGCATTGCTGGCAACAGCCATCACGCTTTAACACTAGCTCTCTGATCTTACGCCATTGCCTAGAGCTGCCACCTTTCCAGCCGCTAGACATCAATGCCAGCCATGCTTTCGCCAATGTGCTAATGCACCTGTGCATATCTTGCCTTGATACCTGTGATCTATGTAGCGCAAAGTCCAGTCAATCATGCGATACCCATCAAGGTTACGATACTTAGTGTTTCGCATTTGACCTAAGCCAAAGTGATTGCCATTGGGGTTGATTGCTTCCACGCGCCAATTGCTTTCCTTGGTTATCAATGTGTTAAAGCATTGAAACTCTTTATAGTTAATGATCCTTGAATGTGCATAGAGCTTTAATGAATCAATTGATGTGCTTTGTTTAACAGCTTCTGTTGCATTAGCCGGTGTAATGCCAATTACACAAAGCACGGCCCAAACCATCAGACATCGGCTGCGAGCTATCCGGCTAACCGGCTCGCTACCTCGTGTAGATGGTAATGATGCTGTCAAGCAAGGAGCGTAATCTTGAGCGTTTCCAACAGGTTTCACACACCTGTGCATAACTCCTGTGGATAACTTATTCATGACTTACCCCATCCCGTGCCTTTGAATACAGCTGCAACACCTGACCAAATGCGTGTCATTGGAATAGCACAAGCCATGCAATTACCAGCATCAACATCGCCGTCAGTATCAATAGCTTGATTGATAATTGCCATCGTTCCACATTGATCACATTTAAATTCATAGGTTGCCATCACTTAGCTCCTTAATCCGTGAATCATCCACAATCTTGATGCCAAATGTGCCACAACCCATGCATTGAGCAAACCATTCATGCTCTGTTAATTCAGCACCTTTCTTAAGGCCAAAGCGTTGCTTAGGCTTTCCGTAAAGCTTCTTGCATATTGCGCAATCAAATTGCAGGATGTGCATAGTTGCTCCTTATCAATGTTTCGATGGGTTGCAGATTGACCTGTGGCACAGTCCAATTGTTTTGGCTGGTGTTTTTGTATCGCGGCTTCTTGGCCACAGCTACGGGCATCCAGCCCACAATGTGCATCTTTGGCGTGTTTCCTGTAACTAACACGGCAATGTCACGATCCTCCCGGTCACTCTCTTGAATCCACAAATTGCTGTTGGGATTGGCTGACCATTTGACCTCAATGTGTTCGCCCACATCGGCCTTTGATTTATCCCATGTGATGCCAGGTTGATACTCATAACCTAATCGCTTGGCCACAACCATCTCAGCCAACATTGACTCGCCCATTTGTGCCACATACTCAAACCATGAAAGGTTTTTAACTATGCGTGAGCTGTGGTCAGCTGATCTGTCATGGCAATGTGATATGGCTGCAATCATGCATTGCACCTCCTCAATGCGATTTATCATCGGCAATCTCCACAAAACCAAATGATGTTTTCTGTGCGGTCATAACCTTTTTGATAACCAAAATTATCAAATTTGACCAACCTTGAGCATTTGTCACATTGCTCCACTTTGTATTCGGCAATGATTACGCCATCTTCCATAACTGTGCAGGTCATAGTTCTTGGATTAACTATCTCAATTGGGCCGCTCATGGTTACACCTGTGGCTTAAAAGTGCCATCGCTGGTCAGCACATGCCATTGAGGTTTGCATTGCTTTTCTTTAATTTTCTCGCTGCAAAAGTATCCGGCCCAAGCTTTAGGTGCATCGGGTTTGCTTTGATTCCATCGCATTGATCCATGTGAGCACATTGGCACGCCATTGACGGCCCATCCAGTTTCATCAGCTTCTTCGGCTTCTTCTCTGGTTTTATAGCTTGGCACATCCTTATGCTTGGTTGTCCAATAATCATAATCGGCAGCCGGTGTTTCAGTCTTAACCGATGCCATGACTTCTTTTGTGGCCTTTTCCGTGCCACCCATGACCAAAGCCATTACACGCATCAAAGCTGAGGTGCAGGTATCTTCAACCATCCAACGCCTCATTTTGTCGCTGTAAGCTGCAAGGAATCCATGTGCATAATCAATGCCAGCCGGATCAATCTCTGTTTGATTGCGCCATGCTTTAGCTTGCACCAGCACATAGCCTTTTTCCGCGTTAAATTCAACAATGTGCGTTTCTAACCGGCCTTGCGGATATGTGGCAATCCAACGATCTGTTCGCTCTTTGTTGCCTTCGTAATTATCCATGAACGCCATTAGCGCACCGCCTGACCTGATGCATGGCGGCCTACGGCCTTGCCTCGCTGGTAGCCATCTTTGTGGCCTTCTTTGTATCCAACCGCATAGCTGCAAATAGCCCATAAAATGCAGGCCACTAACATAAATATAAACAAACCAATTTCGCCTGATGTCATTTTTTTGCTCCCGTTTCTGGGAGCCGTGTCTCAGCTCCCAAATACAGAGTGACAGGCAATGCTGACATTTTCAAGAATCACGCTCAAATCATGGCGTGTCGTTACCGCTTAAACGCCGTTCCATAGTTTTTTCATATTCTGATTTTGGTTTGTCTTTAAGGCCATTTGATGCCAAGACACCACCCAATGAACCTGTAAGAAAGATTGCCAAAGTCTTAAGCAAATCAATAAAAGCTGCATCGTTAGGAGATTGATTGCCAATGGGTTGAGTCACAAAAATCAATGCATAGGTAATGCCTAAGGTAACAATTAGAAAGACGATTGCCAAGACCGAGCCAATCAAAAACATAAGCCGTGCTTTTATATCCTCTTGGCTTAATCGCTCTTTATTTTTGGAGGCCATCACCAATCACATCCTCGGTGCAGGTGCCGGTTACTTGACACTGTGGTTTTTGACACTCTGGGTTTTTCCAATTCTCAAATTCTTGACATGGATACCTCACCCATCCATCATAACCACACCCGGCAAGGCTTAGCGATAAGCTTAAAGCTAAACCTGCCGCGCGTAGCTTTAAAATCACTTCCCAGTTGATCCAAATGCTTTGTCAGCTGGATTGAGCCAGCGCAAAATGACTGGCACAACAGCTGCCACGCCACCCATTGCTATTTGTTTCCAATCTCCACCAGCCATATAGACGGCCAATGCAGCTGCGATATATGAGCGCGCCCATGAGGCCGCAATTGCTTTTGCTTTATCCATTATTTTTCTCCTTTTGGTCGGTCGGGCAAATCACCCGAAAACGCGCCATAAGTTGGTCGGCCGTAACCGATAACAAATGACCTTGCTCCCAAAGTTCTTGATTTGACCATGACTTCGCCACCATTGCGTTGATCCCCACCGCCTGATGTATTGCCTTCGATAGTCACAATCTGTTTCTCCGATGCTCGGATTACTAAACCGATGTGATTGATAGTGACCTTGTCATCAATGATAAAATCAAAAAACACAAAATCACCAATCTTTGGTGTTTCGTGCCATTGCTTGCTTTTCTTGAATGCTTCGGCTCCCGCTTTGGTGCTGACCACATTTGGCACTTTCACACCAGCTTGATCTGCGCACCAATTGAGAAATGACCCACACCATGGCAGCTTGTCGGCTTTCATGTGTTTGCCATACTTTGTCTCGTTGTTCCCAGTCTCAGCTGTGCCGACTTCGGCAAGCGCAACCTGTATCAATCGAGGCAATGTTCCTTGCGGAAATGTCACGACAATAAAAGCTTTGCTTCATCGGCACTAATGCCTAACTTTGTCAGCAAGGCAGCCTTTTCATTTGCTTTTGCAGCCTTTTCATTTTCCCAAATTTGACGGTCGGCTTCAATTTTAGCCTTAGCGGCTTCCACTTCAGCAATTTCATCTTTAGTATAAGGTCTGATTGTTTCTTCGCCTGTAATAATGTCAATAATTTTTTCTGTGTATGCCATTTTATGCTGCTCCATATACTTTGAATGAACCTTGGTCGAAGTTACCGCTTGATGAAATCAATGAAATTGATGTAATTGTTGAAGTATTGTTCCAAATACCTGATGTCACATAATTCTTTTTGTTATCTCCACCACTCACACCGCTAGCAGCACTAAAAATTTTAATTCCAGAAGTAGCAGCACCACTAATGTCAATATAACCAGAGAAATAAGAACCACTAATATTTGATTGAACGACCCATTGGATACTAGTTGCGCTTGTTTGTTGATACTCGCGCAACGCATTAGAATCGTAAGTTGTTGGAAGACGGTTAATTTGCCCATACTGTGAATAATTTGCGGCGGTGTCAGCATTGATTCGGATTGTAATAATTGAATCTGAATCGGCACTTCCTGAATCAATAAGAACCATAAGCCTATCCATATTAGAAATACCTGAAACTGTAACTGTCGATGCACTTGTAAGAGTACCTGTTCCCAACAAAGAGAAACTCTTAGTAGCCGCAACCGATCCCCACTCTGGAGCTGTAGCCCCAGAATTGACTTTTAGCACTTGTCCAGCTGTTCCAATACCTAATCTTGCTGGTGTTGAACCACTTGACGAATAAATTGTGTCACCCGTTGTTGTCATTGGGTTTGTCATGCCAGCAGTTGGCGTTGCCCATGAAGGAACCCCAGCAGCAACAGTCAAAACTTGTCCAGTCGTGCCAACTGCTAACCTTGTGTTTGTGTTTGCGGTCGCTGACGAATAAGCAAGATCACCAAGCGTTGTGCCAGGTTGCAATGCCTTAAGTCGTGTATCTACACCTTGCAATGCAACATCAAAATCTGCCGGCAGATCCGTAACTAAATCTGTCGGTGTGGGTAAAACAAAACCATAGTTCGTTGTTGGATTTGCCACTTGTTTTCTCCTTACGCCACAATTGTGGCATTGATCCAATCCAGAGTTGGATTGACTGTGTTCCATCGTTCTACTACCGGCACATCATTCCATCGCATGGCTTGCAATGAGAATGAAATCGGTGAAACAATCATTGAAACGCTGACCTGATTATATCTGGCAGAAAATGTCCAGCCTTCAACAAAACCCAAATAATCTCCA